TGTGGTCAAACCGATTTCCTGTGTTCTCTATACTCGCGCCAGTGACGGATGCTGGGTAACTGTACAACCCGAACACCTGAGTAGGTACTCCTTGCGTGTCACGGCAGATATTCCCTTGGATTACATTATCAATGCAGTACTCAGCCAGACCGATGCCTCCTCGGGTATTTACGGTAGCGCCAGCTTGGTTATTGTCAACTGCTTCATTGCCTTGAATAACTCCAGATTGTTGATGAATGAAGATGAAGCCGTTATTCTGGTTATTATCTGCGATGTTTCCAATGAAAACGTTTCCGTATGCCATTGCATCTGGATACGGATCAGCATCTGTCATGTCATCAAAGAATCCATAACCGCAATCGCTGAACCAGCAACCAATAACGCGGTTCATGTACGGCGCAGTAGCAGCGGCGTGTCTAAACCTCATTCCCGAGTTAGGACACCGCAAAGCAACGCAACCCGTGAAAGTGTGTCCAGTGCTTGGATTTACGGCAAATCCAGAGCCAGACGCTCCTGCCCTTGTAGTGTTGCCGATTGCATAACAGTTCGTGAAGGTGCAGTAGTTGGCGTTTACGTAGAATCCATCGTCAGTCCAACGTGAGGCACGGCAATTTACGTAGTTGCCATAATCATCAGAAACATAGAATCCAGTGTAAGCAGATTCTGCAATGCAATTCTCCACAGTCGAACTTGAGGTATTCATCAGAATACCGCGCGGCGTACCGGAGTTTCCTGCGGCGTCCCAAGATTGAATATCCCGGACGGTACAACCAGAAATAAAGTTGTTGTAATGGACTACCCCAGTTACCGTTCCGTAGAATGAAATAGCGGTAGAGGTATCTTCCACAAGGCAATCTTCGATGCTGCTATTCCAAGCATTCGCAATGGAGATTCCATCAACTGCATAAGTGGCTGCGCCGTCAGGGATTGGGACTGTATACAACCCTTGCAGCTTCAACCCGATCACATGAATGTCGTTGTATTCTGCGGCGGCAAGGGTCGTTATGATTCCACTAGATACCGCAATGGCATCCCAAGAAGCTGCTGATCCAATCTGCGTAATCGTAGTTGAGCCGGAACCTTTACCTCTAAGTGTTACATCAGAAAGCATGTAGACCGGTGTCGCAACTGCATAATTTAAGGCATCAAGATTTACTACCCCGCCTCCCGCTGCATTAACGGCAACAATGGCAGCATTGATTGCTGCGCTATCGTCAGTAACCCCATCTCCGACCGCACCGAAATCTTCAACACTCACTGACTCGCGCAACTTCGCCTGCGCCGTTGTTGCTACTGCGCCGGTGCCGGCGGGGGTGTAGCTCACCAAGCTGGCGTCGGTCTCGCCGAGCGCGAGCGTGGCGATGGTGACGACCTCGATGTTGTTGGTGCCTGCGGGCGGTGCAGCCGAGAAGGTGAGCGTCGTGCCGCTGACGCCGTACTCGGACTTCTGCTGATAGACGCCCGAGAGGTAGACCTGCGTGTTGTTCTCGCTGGCGGGAGCCGCGGCGAGGGAGAAAACGGTCTCGACGCCATCCCCTGAGAACTGCTGCACCGACACCGTGCCGGCCGTGCCTGCGACCCACACCGTACCGCTGTAGACACGCAGCGCGTCGTCGGCCGTGTTGAAGTAGAGGTCGCCTGCTTGCAGCGCGTTGCCGTTGTTGCGCAGCGCGGGGTCGGCCGCCTTGGCGCCTTGGTACACATCAGAGAAGTTGGTGATGTCAGTGACGTTATCGGCAACCGTACCGAGATCGGTCGGATCAAGCGCTGCCACGGCGGTGACATCGGCTGCGACACCGGCCACCGTTGTCACGTTGGCCGCAATGCCGGCGACCGTCGTCACATCGGCGGAAACCCCGGCGACCGTCGTGACGTTGGCCGAGATGCCGGCGACGGTCGTGATGCTCGCCTCGATCGCGGCCAGCGTGATGAGGTCGTCGCTCAAGTCCTCAACGGTGTAACTGCTGCTCACCGGCACCACGGCCGCCCGGTCGAGCTTTTCCTGCTGCTGCTTTACAAGCATCGTCACGCGGTCGAGGGCGTTCTCGATCACGTTGGCGAAGAACGCCCCGCCGTTGGGGATGTCGGTGGGTTGCTCGTAGTCGAAGTCGCCGACGATCGTGATCTTCTTCGTCGAGGGCAGCGCCGTGGTGACGCCGCCCACCTTGTAGGTGATCGTGCCGCCGGGGTTGTTGTCTTGATCGACGTTGCGCGAGACGGTGTAGTTGGTGTTGAGCACCAAGTCGGTCTCGACTTCGGTGGCGATCACCGTCTCGACGACGCGGATGTCGGCGTCGGCGAATACCTTGAAGGAGAAGGCGAAGGCCGACGCGGAATCGTTGCCGGTGTATGGCCCTGCTTTGGCGGCGGCTGCGGCGACGGTCATGTTGAAGTCCTTTTAGGTGGCATAATTTTGAGGGATCGGCGCGGGGTCAAGGGTACGGGTTAGCGCTGCTGGCCCTTCGCGCCCGAGATCACGCCACGCGCGAAGTCGGCCTCGTTCTCGGGCTGAATCTCGCCGGCGGCCACGCCAACGCCATACCCCACCGGCCGGGCCAAGGCGCTCGCCGGCAGGCCGGTCGTGAGCGTGATGAGCGTCGCCACGTCGCGCACCGCCTTCTGCTTGCTGGCGTCGTCGACGATCGCCTTGTAGACCGACGACGGCGCGCGGGCGGCGCTCTCGATCATGCTCACCGCCGGGGCTGTGGCGATGCGGTCGTCGTAGGGCTTGGTGTTGGCGGCGTTGACCACGGCGTTGATGCCCTGCCCCGCCACCGGGATCATCGCCGTGGCGGTGCGCAGGGTGCCGAAGCCGAACACGGCCATGAGCCAATCGTCGAGGTATTCGCCGTCCTTGTCCTCGTCATCCGGCCCGCCGCGGAACATCTGCGCGATGGCCTCGGCCACCCACGCCGGGATGAGGAAGCCGAAGGTCGTGATGTAGAGCATCCGCCCCGCGCCCTTGCGCACGCCAAGCTCCTCGGCGGTCTGCGCGTAGCGGGTGCCGAGCACGTTGGCCTGCATGTTGAAGTAGCCGGCGAACTGCGCGAACAGGCGCCAGAAGGCGTTGCCGGTCTCGATCCGGCTCACGTCCTCGGGCTGCGTGGTGCCCTGCGTCTGCCGCACGGTGCCGTCGGCGAGCCGCTTGGCGTCAAGCTCGCTGGCCCCGCCCTCGATCGCCTCGTTGTAGGCGGCCAGCCACACGATCGGCGACATCACGTTGTCGACTGCCGATTGCATGAAGTAGGCATGCTTGGCCGTCCACGCCTGCGCCTTCTCGTAGAGGCTCGGGTCGAGCAGGATGTCGTTGATGCCGTCGATCATCTGCGCGACCTCGTTCTCCATGCGCGTCGCCATGTAGGGCGAGGCTTCGGCCACTGTCTGCGTCACCACCTTCGGCGCCTTGGCGTACTCGGCCATCGCGCCGAGCAGGTAGCGCGGCTTGACCTTGATCGCGGCCAGCGAGAAGCCGGTGATCTGCTGCGCGGTGTTCGACACGTTGGCGAGCATCGCGGCCATGCCGGCGCGCTGGCGGGCGATGGAGACGAAGCGCATCAGTCCGCGATCGCCGGGGATCGGCGCCTCGACCTGCTGCTTGGCCGAGCGGTTGAGCCAAGGGATCAGCAGGCCGTCGTAGGCGGCCGGGTCGATCCGGGTCAATGCCTGCGAGACTTCCGGCGACATCAGCACCCGGCGCACGTCGCGCACCGGCTGCTCCATGTGCGAGAACAGCAGCACCTTGTCGATGTGCTGCGAGAGCGTGCGCAGGTCGAGCAGCAGCGGCCGGTTGTAATCGACGCGCGACTTGGTGAAGCCCTTGGACGTGGTCGGGAAGGCGTAGGCCATCCCCTCGTTCTCCTGTTCGGCGAGCTTGCGCAGGGCGGCGTCGTTGACGACCCGCGTGTCGGCGATGGCTGGCACGTAGCCGCCCCGGTAGGTGCCGAACGGCGTGACCTGCGCCTCGGCCGTGACCTCGGCGAAATACTTGCCGAACACGTCACGGTGGGCCTTCTGCGCCTGCGGCTTGAGCGATTCGAGGATGTCCCAAATCTGTTGGCGGGCGTCGTAGTGCGCCTTGGTGATGCGGCCTTCTTGGTGCATGCGCTCGATGAAGGCGTCCCACCGTGCGGTGTTGAGCGTACCGTCGGCGCTCTCGGTGGCCCACTTGCGGCCAAGCAGGAGCTTGCGCTTGTTGCTTTCGTTGCCGGTGTGCAGCAGGGCGTGCATGAGTTCGGACATGCCCACGCCGCCCTCGTCCTTGCCGAAGGTGTAGCCAAGCTCGGGCGCGTCGATGAGGCCGCGCTGCATGCCGGGGATCGCGTCGAACGCCTCGCGCAGTGCCTTGAGCGCTTGACCCTTCTCGGCCCGGTAGCGGTTCGCCGGGTCTTTGATCGTGTTCCAGATGTAGCGCCAGAAAGGTCCAGCACCGGCCCCGCCGTCCTTGGCCTCGGCCCACGACTCGACACGGCGGGCCGCGGCGCGCAGGGTTTGCAGCTTGCGCAGGCGCTCCTCGGCGGGGGTGATCGCACTCCCCTCCCCCGGCACGGTGTCGGGGATGCCGATCTCCTCCATGCGCTCGCGCAGCGCCGCCTGCACCTCCTGCCGGTCGAGCAGATCGCCGTCGACTTCCATCTGCCGGTTGCGCTTGGCGAGATACCACATCGCGTCGATCTCGTCGCGCAGGCCGCGCATCTCTTCGAGCGTGAGTTCGTTGAACGGCTTGGCGTCGGCGACGGCCGAGTCGACGCGGTCCTTGAGGACGGCGTACATCTCGGGGTCGTTGGCCTGCACCACCTTGAGGTACTCGGCGGCGGTCTTGGCCTTCTGCCCGAAGCCGTAGGCGGCGAGGATCGCGCGGGCCGCATTGACTACGTCGAGGTCGCGCGTCTTGAGCACTTGGTCGTCCTTGCCAGTGACAACCCGGCGGAAGAAGTCGCGGGTCTTGCCCACCTCGTCGAGCGCCTCGTAAGACATTTTGGTGAGGTAGCCTTGCAGGACTTGGTTGCGCTTCTCTGTGGCGAGCGTGGCGGTGTCGCCCTTGCCGAAGGCTTGCATCGCGGCCTTGCCTGCGCGGGTCTCGGCCGCGGCGTGCTGGCGCGGCTTGATGTCCTTGAGCTTCTTGCCGGCCAACACTTTCGCGGCGTAGTCCTTGGCGGCCTGCATGATCGCGCGCACAGGGGTCTGCGCCTTCGTGGCGGCCTTGAGTTCGGTCGCCAATACCTTGAGCCGCATCTCGTTGTGGATCGCCTCGTCGACCGCGCGGGCCAGCGTGTCGGGGTCGGCGAGATCGCCGTAGCGCTCAAGCACCCGCCGGTCGGTCAAGCCCTCGATGAGTTGCGCCTCGTTCTCGGCTGCGATGATCTCGCGCACGAGTTGATCGCCACTCGTGAAGCCGAACATCTCGGCCACGAGGTCGGGGTGCAGGCCGTCCTTGCGCGTCATGCCTTGCAGGCGTTCGAGCGCCGGGCGGGCGAGCATCGACTCGGGGTACATCTCGGCCAGCGCAGCCGTGTCGAGGCGGTGGCCCTTCTCGACTTTGACCTGCTCGCCGTCCGGGGCGACCATCTCGCCGCGCTTGAGGAAGTGCATCGCGGCATAGATCGGCATCGCGCGGACCTCGGCGCGCACCTCGTCCTCGACCGCCTTGCGCTTGGCCTTCGCGTCCTTCTGCATCTGCTTGAGCAGGCGGCCCCTCGCGTTGGTGAGCCATTGCATGTCGCGCAGGGAGCGGCGCTGTAGTTGATCCACGGCGGTCTGAGTGGCCTCGGCCGCAGCGGCTTGCACCTCGGGGTCGTCAGGGAACATCGGCGCGTAGGATCGCATCGCCTCGGCTTGCTTGATGGCCTCGTCGGTGGCGACGAGCCGGTCGAACACTTGGCGGATGTCGTCGCTGATCTCGACGTTGAGCGCCTTGACCGACTTGTAGACGTTGATGAGCCACGCGCGGAAGCGGGAGAACAGGCCGGTGAGTTCTTGGCTCGGTGCCTTGCCCTCGAACAAGTACGCCTCGAAGCCGCGGGCAAATTGCTCGTGGTAGGGGCGCTTCTCTTCGAGGCTCATGGCCTGCCACACTTCGAGCGCGGTGCGGCGCTTGGGCAGGGCGTCGGGGTTCGGTGCTTGGGTGTCGTCGCCTTGGTAGAACGTGTTGAGAATCTCGACGGCGCTGTCGTCGAAGATCACGTAGTTGTGCGTGGCGTCCGGGTTGTCCCGCACTTCGGTCGTGAAGCCCTCCGCGGCCTTTTCCGCGGCGTAAGCCTCAGCCTGCGCTTTGGTGGCGAACTGCGATTTGGCGTACACGCCCTTGCTGGTGGATAGCACCACCTCGTAGGGTTGATTGCTGCGGCTCGTGCCGTCGAGGTACTTGATGCCGGCGATGCCGATGCTGTTGAGGTACTTGCTGGCGGCTTCGTCGGACGCAAATTCCGAGGTAAGGTCGCGGTAAAACGTCGCCCCGCCCTTTGCGTCGTCGAGCACAGTGGCGAAGGTGACATCGACACCGGCGAGCGAGTCAAGAACGCCGAGCGCGGCTTGCTTTGCCTCGGGCGTCGCACCTTCAAAATGCGCAACCACCGCAGGGCGAGCACCTTCAACGCTCGCCGCCTCCGCGATGTACCGCTCGACGATTGAACGGACCGAGCCTTTGCCGACCCCGTTGTCGGTCAGGTAAGCGCGTAAGGTCTTGTCGCCCACCATCGGCGAAGTTTTCATCGCGCGATTTCCAAGCGCCGCCTTGACCGCCTCGGGTTGCTCACTCAGCGGCTTGTCCCAAAGCAAGTATTGGCCTTCTTCGGGGATGTCGACCTCGTAGAGTTGGCCGCTCTTGGTTTCCTTGTTGAAGCCGATGCGGGCCTTGAGCTTCTGCAAGCCCTCGATCTGCCGATCGTAGGACGCGATGAAGCGTTGGTAGTCGGCGGGGTCGTAGGTCGACGCGAGCGGCGGGTTAGCGAGGTGCGCGTCGAGGCGCTGCTGATAGTCGTCCCGGTTCTCCTGCGCCGTCTCGATCGCGTCATCGACGGCTTTCGCGATGCTGGTAACACCTGCTGCACGGCCGCCTGCCTTGCCTCCGAAGAACGCGCGCATCGTGTTGTCGTCGGATTGCTGCAACTCTTCGAGCAGCTTCTTGGTGATCCGCTTGCCGTCGATCGTGTTGTGCGCCGGCGTCGTCTTGCTCAGGGCTTGGCGGTAGTGCTCGGCAATCCCCTTCTTGCCGGCAAAGTAGAGACCCCACCCGTAAGCCTGCGCCCCTTCGCCGCGCCCGAGATGCTCAAGTGAGAACTTGTCGAACTTGTAGGGGGAGCCGTGATAGGCCGGCTGCCCCAACTGCCCGGCGGTCTCGCCGCCGACAACGCTCTCGTCGCCCTTGATGCCGAACCACTTGAGCACGGCGTCGAGGTCGGCCGCGATCTCGGCCGGGGCGTCGGGCCGGCTGGCGATGTTGGCGAGCACTTCGAGTTGGAAGTGCCCCATCTCGTGCAGGAAGGTCGAGAGGTCGGCGTTGTTGAAGAGCGTGATGACGCTCGGGGTCTGCGTGATGTCCCGGCCGAAGGAGATGATGCCGCGCGACCCCCGCCCCGGCTTGAGCGGATCGGGCGAGGACGGGTCGCCAGTTTCGGCGGTCCCCCATCCGTTCGGGTTTTGGAAGAACAGATTTTCAAACTCGCCGATCTTGGCCCGGCGGTCGGCGTCGTCGCCCTTCTTGTAGTAGCGAATGTCCTTGACGCCCCGCGCATTGAGCGCTTCGATCACCTTCGGCGTGACGCCTTCCGGCACGACAGCGCCCGAGAACTCGGTGAGGTCCACGTCGCGCAGAATCTTCGCCTCGAAGTATTCCGCCGGCAGCGTGCGCAGCTTGCCGAGGAAGGTGGCAATCTCGCGCTGCGCCTCGTCCGGCACCTCGTTAAAGCCGTTCTCCTTGAGGGCGCGCGGGATGCCCATCGTCGCGGCGTCGTACATCATCGACGAGACAGTGTCGGCGAAGCGGAACTCGTTGCCGATCGGATGGTACGACGTGAGTTGGTCGCGCAGGGCGAAGAACTCGGCGTCGATCTCTTCCTTGACTTTCTCGAACTCGGCCTTGTCCATGAGCCGGTCCTTGGCCTCACGGATTTGCTTGATGCTCTTGAACTGCGGCGTGAACTGCGAGCGGATGCTGCCGACGCCGTAGTTGAAGCCCTCGCCGCCGCGCAGTTCCTTCTTGAGAATCTTCACCACGTTCTCAAGCGTGTGCGCGACATAGCGGCGGTTGCCGTTGTAGGTGTAGCCTTGGAAGATGCGCTCGTTCGGGTTGATGTCGCGCAGGAACTCGGCGGCGTAGTGCTCAAGCTCATCGCGCAGATTGAGGTCGTAAATCTGCGTCTCGATCGCGCGATTCGTCGCAGCCGTATCGACGCGGCCGGCGTCGCGCTGCTCACGTTGGAAAGTTTCGACCTGCTGCGCGTAGTCTCGGATAAGGTACGAGACACCGCGGTCTGCCGCCTTTTTCTTGAGGTCGGCGATCTCGGCTTGCGCCGCTGCGCGGTCGCCATCGTAGGCGACGGCGAGCACGTCCTCGTATGCCTTGTAGGCGGCCTCGACGAAGGCAGGGTCGTCGCGTAGGGCGAAGGCGTCGCGCGTGTCGTTGGCGAACGGCTGCAACGCCGGGGGTAGCGGCTTCGGTTCGACGCGCGTGATCGTCGGCTCGATCCCTCGATCCTTGAGGAACTGCCAACGCACGGCCGGCTCGGTGCGCAGCGTATCCGCGCCGCGGCGGCTGATCTCTTCCCAATCGAGATAGGACTTAGTCGCTTCGAGACCGTCCTTGAGCTTCGCCTCGGCGAGCTTCTTCATGTTCGGCGTGAACTGATACTCGATGCTCGGGTAGCGCGGCGAGTAGATGTCGGCGCCGAACACCTTGGTGCCGGCGTAACCCTTCGGGTCGGCCAAGTCCTTCGAGCCGAGCAGCGTGATCTCGCCGAAGCCAGTGAGCGGCGTGTCCTTTTTGGTGATCGCCAGCGACGGCACCGGGATGCCGCCCATCCTTACCGCGTGCAGCAGGTTCTCGGCGGTGAGGTTGTGTTGGACGATCAGGTCGGGCTTGTCGCCTTGGAAGAACTGCGTCATGTCCAACGCCGGCCCGGCCGGTGCTTCGGGCTGCGGTGCCGGTTGCTCTACCGGCGCGGCCTCTTGCGGCTGCGTGATGCCGAGCGCGTCGGTGACGGCTTGGAATAGCTTGGTGAGGGGGTTTTGTGGGGCGGCCTGCTGCGGCAAAAATCGGTAGTTCTTTTCCCCGAGCTTTTCAGCAAGCCCCTTCGATACAAAGGAATCCCATAACGCTGCCCCCTCATCTGAAAGCTCATGGACAACTTCGCCCGTCATCAGCGTGCGCGGTTGCGTCGAGCGCAACGGCTTGCCGGTGGTAGCGAGGCTCTCGGCGTTCATGGCCGTGTAAAGCGCGGTCGCTACCCCTTTGCGCTTCTCGCTGTCAGGCAAGATCGCATTGCGCACGATGTAGCCTTCGCGGTCTTTTAACACCGTGAACATCGACGCACGGCCGCGCACGTTCTCGACTTTCTTCTCGATGTCATACACCGAGAAGGTGCCCTCGTCCGTTTTGAAATCCTTTTGCTTGTGCAGCACCACGCCGTTGCCCGCGTCGATTGTCGGCGTACTCTTGCGCCCCTGCTCCATCCGCCTAGCGTCGCCCGCCATGCGCTCGGCGGCTACCTTGATCGGGTAGCGCGCGAACATCTCCTCGGGGGTGATGCCGAGGCGCGAGGCCGTGGCGACGTAGAAGTCACGCATCAGCGTCGAGTAGGCGGTATTCACGTCGTCGGTGAAGCGGCCGGCGTTCTTCAACTCGTCGAAGAGCTTGGTCTCGACCGCCTTGGCCGAGGCCGCCCATGCCGTGTCGGCTGCCTTCTCTTCCATCACCTTCGTCGCGGCCTTCTGGAACTCCTCGGCTTGGCCTTGATAGAAGCGCTGCGCCTCATCGAGCGAGAGCGCATCCTCGGCCGTGCGCAAGTGCGGGGTGAGCACCGGGTCGAGGTCGGTGCCGGCGATCCGCGCGGCGTACTCCGACATCGGGATCACGAGGTCGCCGCCAGTGGCGAGCGCCTGTTCGAGTTGCGCCGCGGCCGAGGGCGATGCCTGCGCGAGCAGGACCGGGTCGATCCCGGCCTGTTGCAGCGTGCGGGCGTCGAGGTAGATGTCCTGCACCGCGCCGTCCTCGTTGGCGGCAGCGACGAACTCTTGGAAGCTCTGCGGGTCGCGCGTGCGCAGCTTGGACGCTGCCGCCAGCGCAGAGATTTGGGTGAGCGCATCGGCGTCGCGCGTCGCGGCGTCGGCCTGTGCCTGCGGCCCTGCCATCCGGCGCGCGGCCTCGTTGGCGACCGTGAGGCCGCCCGACATCATCAGCGTGGATACGACGGTCTGCCCGATGGTGTCTGGCAACTCGGCGACGTACTCGCCCCATGTCTTGTCAGGGTTGGCGATCGCCGTGTCGACGATGCCCTGCGTGACTTCTGCAACGAGTTCGGTGGGAAGCTCGCGGCCCAAGTAGCCGGCGATGAACTGCGTCGCCCCGGCCTTGCCGAAGCGGTTGACGAGGAAGCCCATCGGCAGCATCTCGGTGCCGACCTCGATGCCCGTCTCGATCGTCGAGCCGAGCGCCGCTTCGCCGGGTGTGCCGCCCCGTGCGCGGTACTTCCCATAGGTCTCGGGCTGTACCTGCGCCCCCATCGCCGCCAAGCCCACCGCGGGGCTGCGGGTGACGATGCCGGCCGCGATCGAGGGCACCACGCGCTGCATGTTGGCCGCGCCGCCATAGACCCACCGGCCGAGCGTGCTGTCGAACTCGGGAGTTTCCAGCGACTCGCCAAAATCAACCTGCTGGCGCCGGCGCTGCGCGTCCTGCTGTACGGTCTCGAAGCCGAACAGGTCGGCGATCTCCAAGCGCAAGCCTTGGCGGATGCGCTCGAAGGTGTTGGGCAGCACGCCCATCTGCCCGGCCACGATCGTCGAGAACGACGCCTCGGGGCCGATGCTCGCCTGCACGGTGCCCCGCGAGCGATCGAACGCCGGCCCGCCGATGATGCCCGCGCTGCGGCGGTTCATCGTGCGCTCGATCTGGCGCATGTTCTCGGTGTCGTCGTTCGCCAACTCGAAGAGCTTGGTGTTGGCGGCCAACTCGCGCACCGTGATCGGCGCCGAGACTTCGAGGTCGCCCCAATCCGGCTCGAACGCTTGGCGCTCGACGGCTTGCCGGTTGCGCTCGACCACTGGCTTCGGCAGCCCGGTGCGCTTGGTGAGGTCGATGACCTTGGCCGTGTCGTCGGGCGTGCTCGTGGTCGTGCGGTACTGCTCGCGCAGCGCCTTGGCGTTGGTGTCGGGCAGGCCGCCGAGGTCGAGGCCGGGCGAGAGGGTGTCGTCGGGCAGTCCGCTCAGGTCCATTATTTTTTGAGTTGCTTCATCACGTATTCGAGGTTGCCGGCCGTGACCGGCTTCTTGTTCTGCTTGAGCAGCGCATAGGCTGCCGCGAGTTCGGGGGTGCTCTGCACGCCATGCGCACCGGCCCACCGCTCGGCCTCAAGGACGTGCGTGGTGTAGAACTCATCGCGGGCGAGCTTCTTGTCTTTGGGCATTGGCACGCCGTTCTTGGCGAGGATGCCGAGCGCGTTGTCGACGCCGGCCTGCGCCGCCTCGGGCGTGGCGATGACGAAGTCCTTGCGACCCTTGACGCGCGCCTCGCCGTAGGTGTCCGGGTCGTTGGTGAAAATCGAGTTGTCCTTGCCATAGCCCGACATGAACCACCGATCGGCCCACGCGCCCATGTCCTCGGGGCGCTTGGTCTCCTTGACGTTGGCGAGGATGTAGTCTTGAAAGGCCATCCACTCGGCGCGATCCGCGTCGCTCATCTTGGCGACGTTGACCTTGGCGCCCTTGCGCTCCTCGAACTCGCGCTTGATGTCGGTGGGCGACACGACGCCGCGCTTGTCGATCTTGGTGCGCAGCGTCTTGAGCGTGCCCTTGGAGAAGAAGGCGTCGTAGCGGGAAAGCTGCGACTTGTCGGTGATGTCGCCCTGCTCGATCATCCGCTCGACCTTGTCGAGGTTGTCGATGTCGTCGAGCAACTCCTTGCCGTCCTTCTTCGTCTCGGCCTCCCCGCGCCGCACCTTGGCGTCGAGGTAGTCGAGGACGTGACGTTGATCGGTGCCGCTCATCGCGGTCCACGTCGCGGCGGGGATTTGCGAGGTGCCACCGCCGGCGGCGATGACCTTCCACGCCACATTGCCGGCCTGTTGCTCGCCTTGCCGGCGGGCGGTCTCGCCCTCGGCGTTGCGCGTCTTGATCTCGTAGATGGCGGCGTCGCGCTTCTCGGGTTCGTCCTTGAAGCGGTCGCGGGCGGCGGTGAGCCGATCCTCAAGCGATAGCTCGGGCGAGAGTTCCTTCTCGACGAAGTCAAACGCGGCTTGCTTGGTCTCGCCGACCTTGAGCACCTTCGTGATGCCGTCGTACTCGGCGCCGTTGATCTCTTCCTTGTTCGCCTCGAAGTATTCGCGCGCCCTCGCCGGTGCTTTGTCCGTGAGGTTCTGGATGACTTGCTTGTGCAGGTTCGTGAGGTGCTTCTGCTCCTCGAACTGCTTGCGCTCGGGCGTCCACCCGTTGATGTCGGCGAGCACTTGCACGCGGTTGAGGATGTCGCGCTTGAGGCCGGTGATCGGGTCGCGGGTGGCGGTGACTTCAACCGGGGCGTTGACAGCGCTCACCGGCACGCCGTCGGGGCCGATCGTCGTGGTCGCCTCGCCCGCCGGTTGTGTTACCTGCGCGGGCGGTTTCGCGTACCACTCAGCGGCGTTGGCCGCGGCGAGGTTGATCGAGCCGACGATCGAGGCGTTGGCCGACTCTTCGAGCGACTTGCGGCGTTCGCCGGCCTCGTAGGCCGAGAGCGACCCGACCGCGGACTGCCGCAGCTTCGACACCGAGCGATTGAAAAGCTGCCGCTGCACGTCGTTGGTGAGGATGTCGCTGTGCTTCTTCTCTTGATCGGCGAAGAACTTTTCGGTGTCGCGCGTCAAGCCCCACGCCTTTTGGCCGTGGCGGTTGTTGCGCACGTCACCCTCGAAGGCGAGGTACTCGTCCTTGAGCGCGGTCTCGGCTCGGAACAGCAGGTCGGCGTTCTCGCGCTCCTGCATGAGATTGGCCGCGGCGGCGATGCCGGTGCCCGCTTGCATCAACCCCCTGCCGGTGGCGATCTCTTGCTCGGCGCCGGCGCCGAAGAGCGAGGGCGATGCGACCGAGGACTGCCGCACGCCCGGCAGTGCGCGGCTCTCTACCTGCGGCGCGTCATACGTCGGGATGCGCGGCACTTAACTCACCTCCGTCTTGGTGCGGCGGTTGTACCAAGACGAGGCCACCGCCCCGGCCCCGGTGAGCAGGCTGCCGAACGCGGCGCCGGTCGGGCTTTCCGTCCCGGCTCGCGCCGAGAGCATCGCCGAGTCGCTGCTGTAGTTAGCGCCCTGCGTGCGAAAGCCCCACGCTTCTTTTTCCGCGTTGTCGCGGATGGTGAGCGCGTCCATCTCGCCCATCATGTCGGTGTCTTGCAGGATCGCCAGCGGGCTGCCCTCGTCGAGCGACACGCCGCGGGCGGCGAAGCCTGCGCGCTGGCTGCTCTTGAGTTGTGCGACCTTGAGGCGTTGCGCCTGCTCGGACTTGGCCCCGCGCTGTAGGGCGTCCTGCGCCTGCCACTCGGCGACCTGCGCGTTGTTCTTGTTGACGGCGGCTTGGTAGTTGTAAGCCTGCTGTGTGGCCTCGGATTGGCGGGACGCCCCGAGGGCGCCGGACACAAGCCCGGCGACTTGCAGGCCGGTGCCGAGCGACCCCCACGTCGCGGCGCTCATGCCAAGCGTCGTGCCCGCGCTCGCCCCGGCGGCTGCCCCTGCTGCTGCTGCGGGAAAGCACATTATTCGGCTCCCATCGTGAAGCGGTGAAAAGGCTCACCCTCGACGCCGTAAGGAATCGGCGGGTGAATGGTGAAGCCCATGCGCCGCAGCCACCGGATACTCTTGTCGTTGCGGACATCGACGTAGTTGACGAGGCTGAAATAGCTTTCACGCATCCGGGCAAGATACCGCCGCCCCTCACTGACAAGGGTACGGGGATGTTTGTAAGCGCGATCCGTCGAGAGGAACCACGGCGAGCCGATGCCGTTGAGCATCGAGACCGGGGCGACGCCGAAGATGGCGATCGGCTCGTGGTCATCGCCGGCGGCGACCCACGTATGCGAGGACAACAGCACGGCGCGCGAGATCGCGTCCTCGAAGCGCACATCAGGCCCGCGCGTGCCGACGAGTTCAACCCGGTCGGCGTCGCGCAGGTTCGCGGCAAGGAAGGCCACGTCGCCCGCCTGTAGCTCGCGGAACCGCACCTTAGCCACCGACCGCAACCCCCAAGGTCATCGACAGGATCGTGGCCGGCAGCGGCGCCTCCTGCCGGATGCACAGTTGCGCGTCGTCGCCCCACTCGGGTAGGACAGTGATGTCGACCACGCCAGTCGTGAGGTCCGGCGCGGAGCCATACGCCTCGCCGCTGCGCGTGGTCATATCGACCATGTCGGCCGCGGTGAAGGTCGGGCCGACCTTGAGGCCCGAGGTGTCCTTGATCCGCAGCGCCACGTCGTTGACGTTCTTCTCGACGCCCTGCCCGAAGGCTTGGGCCTCGAAGGACAGCGGCAAGGTCTGCACGTCGGCGGTGATCGGCAGACCGATCTGCACCACGCTCGCCTCGCCTTCGAGCGTGATCGCCCCGGCGGTGACGGTGACGCGCGGGTGCTCGGCGGCGTCGGCGAGCACGGCTACCTCTTCACCTTCGAGATGCCACAGGCCGGTGATCGTGTCGGTCGGTGCGCCGTCGTAGGTGAGGCCCGAGTCGACGAAGAACGCATCCTCGGCCGCGGTGATCTTGCGCGTGTGCAGGCGCTCGATATAGCGCACGTCGCGGCTGTTGATGCTGCGCTTGACCACGGCGTAGAGGACGTGCTCGCTGCCCTCCTTGACACAAGCCACCGACTCGAATGTGCCGTCGGTGTCGTGCTCGTGCCAGCCGAGGACATCGTGCTCGGGCAGGTAGGTGAGGCCGATCAGCACGCCGTCGGAGCGCACGCACCACACCATCTTGTTCGGCGTCTTGGCGTAGGCGAGGTCGACGATGGTGTAGTCATCGAAGAGGTGCGGCGCCATGATCGAGATGTCCTTGACTTGGTAGCCGTTCGACTCCCATTGGTACTTCATCTCGCGCAGCCGGCTCCCCGACTCCTGCACGTAGATGATCGCGCTCGACGTGATCGCAGGCTGCACGTTGTTCGCGCCTTCGGTCGAGATCGGCTTCGGCGCCGCCGAGTCGGGCGTCAAGATGTCGGAGTTCTGCGGCGCTACCTTCCACTCGCCGCCGCTTGTGAGTAGCAGAAGTTGGTCGAGGCTCACAATATGGCGGATGCGATTGACCTCGCGGGCGGCGATGCGGAAGGCGATCGCGTCGTCGTCGCGCGTGGGGATCGAGTAGCTCAGGTTGTTCTCGGTGGCGCTGCGCGTCGCCCAAAAGTTCTGCGGCTTGGTGTTGCTGCCGCCGAAGCACCGGCGCTGCTCGTGGTAGCCCACCGCGCCGGGGTAGAGGTCGGCCCCGCTGAATGGCGTGTTGGCCTCGGGCGGTGTCTGCGCCACGTCCGCGGTGATGTTGTTGTCGCGGAAGCTCGCGCCATCGGTCTGCCCGATGTAGCCATAGAGGCCGTTGCTCAACTTGTAGATGTTGTAGCGCACGGCCCCGGTGACGGTGACACCGCCCGGCGTCGGGTCGATGTCGTTGTAGGCGCCGGCCGTGGCGAGCGCCACGCCGGTGACGGCGGTGCTGGCCGACGGCAGGGACTCCTCAAGCGTCTCGGCGGCGATGGCCGTGACCTTGTAGGTGTTGGTCTCGGCACCGCCGCCCGAGGCCGTCACGGTCGGCGCGCCGGGCGCCGAGAGCGTCGGGGCGAAGGTGATGGTCGAGAGTTGCCAGCTTGTCGCCGACAGGCGGCGCAGTTCGCGCGGCGCGTAGGTGGGGTGGACGATCGTGAGCACGTCCGCGGACTGCACGAAGTGCAGGTCGAAGAGGTCGGCTTCGAGGTAGGGCGTGACGAGGGTATAGACCCGCGCCATCGTCCCGCCTGCGGTGTATGTGGTGAAGTTCGTGGTGTCGATGTTGCCGCCGCCGTGGATGTCGGTAAGCTCGAAGGTGTTGGCGCCGGCGTTTACGTTGGCGACCTTGACGTAGCGGCCGTTGAGTTCGGTCATGCCCCCGATGCCCGAGAGGTACATCCAATCGCCGTTCGTGGGATCGGCGCCGGCGTAGGTGAGCACGCCGGGGTTGGCCTTCGAGATCGCCGTGATGTTCTGCGAGCCTTCGAGCAGCGTGCCGCCGTTGGTGTGCCAGCGTACATACTGATCGCCGAACTCGATGATGAAGGTCTGCTCGGTGTTGTAAGAGAAGGGGACCACCCGCACCTCTTTGGTCGAGTCCTTGACTTCGAGCACGTAGCCGAAGCCCGGCCGGTTCTGCACCGGGCCGTGCGGCAGCACCCACCAGTTGCGGCACTTGGCGAGGCCGGTGGCGAACTTGGTGAGGTCGAGCCGGCCATAGAGTTCCGGCCCGATGATGCCGGCGGCGAACGAGCGTAGAAGGTGCTGGATGTTCATCGCGCGGCCAAGTGCGACGGGATGAAGTCGGCGTAGCTCGTGTCGCGGCTCGCGTTGGCGTCAGCGGCTTCTGCGATCCCGGTGTAGTACGCCGCGGTCTCGACCAAGCTCTTCTTCATCTTCATGTCTTTGGGGATCGGCCCGACGAGCATCGAGGCGAGATCGTAGGAGAGCGCGAGGACGAAGTTGTAGGTGAACTTGTTGGTGTCCTCGACGAGCGTGGTGTAGCGGAGCACTGCGTCCTCGACGTTGGTGTAGAGGATCGCGTCGCCGTTGTCATCGCTCTCGATGGCGAACGCCTGCTCCTTCGAGTCGTCGGTCGACTCGGGCAGCAGGATCGCGCGGGCCTTGACGCACAAGTTCGGCAGTGCGTAGGCGTAGCCCCAATGGTTGACCGGGTTCGTGACCTCGGCCAGTGCGACGCGGCGCGTGGCGAAGCTCCACGCATGCCGCTCAAGCGTGACGCCGAGCGCGATCGGGTAGAAGCGGCGGCAGTGGTTCGCCTCGGCGCTCGCCTCGTCCGGGTCGGTCACGTTGGCCCGGTGCCCGATGTGGCTCAGGGCCAGATTCCAAATCTCAACTTTCGACGCCAAGGGGCACCTCCGCTAGAAAAACGGGGGCGCGTGGCCCCCGTTGATTGCTACCTTGCAGCGAGCCTTAGCCGGCCAGTTGCTTCGCCACGGCGTCGGACTTCTCCTTCGCCGCTTTGCCGCCACTGGCAGCGATGGCCCCGGCCGTGAGCTTGTCCTGCTCGGCCTTCTTGGCCTTGGCCGCTTCCACCTTCGCCTCGTGAGCGTTGGGGGCGGCCTTGACCCATTTGGGCAGGACGGGCTTGCCGTCCTTGGTCGGCACGTCCATCTCGAACACGTCGCCGGTACGGCGGCGGCTGCCGTTATAGAAGCCGGATTGCATCGCTACGACTTGCATGGCTCATGCTCCTTTAGATGGCGTTCGGGTAGGAGGCCCACTTCGCCGGTTCGCGGGTCAGGAAGGCGTTGATCTTGCCTCCCGTCAGGTTGCCGCTGGTCGTTTCCCACAAGCCGAGGTAGCGCTCGTAGGTTGCTTCGACCGGCAGCGCGTAAATCTTGGTGTAGCCTGCGGCCCAAGTGGCATAGTCGATGGCCCCCGTCGAAACGTGGGTCGTCTTGCTGGTCGTCAGTGCCGCGGCGCTGTCGGACACGAGGTCAAAGGTCACGTTGCCGGCGCCGGTGAAGGCGGTGTCGACTTGGATGACCAAATAGACCGGCTCTCCGTTGCCGATGTCGCGCAGCGTGGGCGCGCTGCCGAGGTCGATCACGTCGCCGATGATGGCGTTGGTGGCGTTGAGTGCGGCCGCCGTGGCGTCGCAGAACTCGGTGCGTTTGTCGAGAATCATGGTTTTTCTCCTTGAAATGGTTGCGGCTTAGATGCCGGCTTCGGTGTTGAGCAGCGCGTCGCAGCGACGGACCGGGATGCCGCGGAAGCGGGTGATCATCTTGCCCTGCGCGTCCTCGATGGTGCTGAATGCCATGTTGGACTTGTTGTTCGCTTGCAGGTCGATAGCGTCCAGCGCGCTGCGCGAGGCGTAGAACACCGGGCGGCCCATCGTCAGGCTCGGCACGCGGCGCATGGCCTTGCCCATCAACTCGGTCAGGATCGGGCCGCTGGTGGCGGCGGCGATCACATCTTCGAGGTCGATGTTGATGCGCACGATGTAGCGCCAATCACGAACGGTCAGGCCGCAGTCCCAACGGTAGTGGGTGCGGTAGCCTTGGTAGTAGCCATCGGTCGGGGTGCCGATCGTGACTTCGCCCAGGTCCTTCGATTGCAGGCCGGCGACGCTACCCTTCGGGTAGATGCCGTGCACGGTGTTCGGACCCCACACGATCAGCCAGATCGAGGTGTTGTCGGTGCTGTCCGGCGTGGCCGCATCGGTCAGGATGTTCTCGCCATTGGCGGCCGCCTGATCGTTGAAGCGCGGGGCGAAGCCGGTGAAGGCTTCCGGCTCGGTGCCCTCGTTGCCGTAGAACAGCGTCGAGGCGAACTCCTGATTCATGCCCTCGATGTGGGCGCGATCTTCGGAGAGGCGGAAGGCCGGGGCGTTGCCGTTGAGGTCGGCGAGCGCCTTGTCGACTTCGGCGTAGGCTTCGAGCATGCCGGTCGAGTCGGTGACTTGCACGACGGTGCTCTTGGTCGGCTGCACGCCGCCGTAGAGCTTGCGCCACGTCGGGGTCGGCAGGCCGGTGCGGATGGTCGTGCGGTGGCCGGTGGGCAGGTTGCCCTCAAGCCAAACCATGTCGTCGAGCACCTCGTTGGTCTGCGCGAGGATTTCGACGATCGAGGCGATCTTGCCATCGGGATCGGTGCGCTTGGCAACGTCCAGAAGGGTCGGGTGAGTAGCGGCGAGAGTGGTCATTTTCTGGTCTCCTGATTAATTCGTCATGGTGGGATACATCTTTTTCGCGAGGTCATCCGTGGCGTTGGCGGGCTTGGTCGTGCCCCGCTCAAGTTTGTCCTCGCTGATTGCTTTGCCCACGCGGAAGAAGGCGCGGATGATCTCGGGATGGTTCCCGAGGCCGCTCTCACCCAAGAGCTTTGAGAGTTCGGGCGAGCCGAACTTGTCGAGCGCCGCCTTGGCGACACTGACGTTCTCGGTCAGCTTGTCGCCGCCGAACTCCTTGTCGGTGCGCGACGCCTCGGACCACTGCGCTTGGGCCTGCTCGATCTGCGAGACGAGGGCCGCCTGCTGCTGCTGCATGGTCTTGGCGCCGAGATCGACGAGCTTCTGCGCGTCCTCTTGCGTGAGCTTCTTCTCGGCCGCGAACGCTTTGAGTTCGGTCACGGCTTCGGTGTTGAGCGTCACGCCTTCGGGCGCCGTGAAGTCGGCGTACTTGATCGGCTTGTCCTCGCCTTCGGCGGGCTTGGCCCCGGCCGGGGCGGTGCCCTCGGCAGGCTTGGCATCGCCAGCGGCTTGCGTGGGTTGTGCAGCCGGGGCGGCCGGTGCCGCGGGTTGCGCGGTCAACAGCGTGCTCGGGGCTGCGGCTGGCGCAGGAGCAACGGCGGACGCTGGTTGGTTATTTGCGTCGGTTGCGGGTGTCTGCGCTGCGGTTTCGGGTGGCATCTTTTGCTTCCTTCTGCTCGGCGAGCATCTCGGTGTAGCGTTCGGGGCAGACTTCCATGATCTCGTTCAACTGCTGCAAACCCGCATTGCGATTTCCCTCGTTGAAGGCCATCACCGCGTTGTTCGTGTTGAAGCTCGATTGATAGACTCCTGCCCTGCTCAACAGCCGCCAAATGAATCGGCGGCCCTGCTTGTTGCTCATCACCCAACGCAGATCGCTTTGTTCCCGTTCCTGCTGTAGTCGCTCCTCCTCGGCGCTGCGCGCTGCGGTGCGTTCCTGTCCGGCGAGATCGAGAGGGTCGTGATCTTGTTGCGTCATGCTGTGCGCACCTTAAACGTGGTCTTTTGCGTCAAGGGTACGGGGCTAGAACAGTTCCCGCCAGCGCACCGCAGCGACCACGTCGGTCGCGTTCGCACTGGTGGCGCTGATGGTGATGGTGTCGCCGGGGTAAATCGTTAAGGCGAGTTTTTGCAGTTGTCGCGATTCGGCCTTGCCAAGGGCGAACGCATATTCGAGTGTGCCGCCGGTGACGGTCGTGCCGGCAACGTCGAACGACATGGTGCTGTTCGTCGCGTCGCGGTTGGTGTAGCTCGGCGAGCCGCCGAGCGTCGCGTTGCGCTTGACGTAGAACGTGACGGGCTTCGTGCCCTCAGTGGCGAGGCTCACGAAGTCGAGCACGTCGATGACGTGGTTCTCAAGACCTTGGAACGTCGCCGCCGCCTTGATCGTCAGGATGTTCGTCTCGGTTGTGATGTTCGTCTTGCTGTTGCTCGTGGCGAACTCGCGGTCGGACGGTAGCGGTGCCTGATCCTGCTCGATGCGCCCCGCCGACCAACTCGCCGTGTGCAGCGTGACGGCGCCCGAGCCAGAGGTGCGCCCGACCTCGGCCGCCATCGGTTGATTGGGTTGAAGGGTGCTCACCTCCGTGCCGGTGTTAGCCACGCTGATTACCCCGAACTCCTTCCACGCACGCGGCCCCGCGTCGTAATACTCGAAGATCGCCGGCAGGACGCCGAGCCACCCGTAGTTGAGGCGGAAGGCGTTGAGCTTGGTCGGGTCGAAGTGCGCAGCCGCGGCCGAGAAGGTGATAGGCAACTTGTCGTCTGTGCTGCCGCTGCGGCGCGCGACGTAGAGCGTGCCGTCCTCCTGCCCCATCCAATAACCGTTGACCTCGTCGAAGATGCCGATGCGCTGGTACGTGCCGGCGTCGCCCTCCGAGAACGCTGCGGTGAAGTAGGCGTAGCCGTCAAAGCCCGGTTGGTAGCGCAGATTGCGCTTTGTTTCGACGCGCGCGCTACGCCGGCGGTGGCTCCGGTCGTGAGGGCGAGGACCGAACTGGTGACGGTCGCGTCGCCGGTGCCGGTCTTGGTCGGCGTCGCGAGGCTGTACGTGTTGAGGCCGTAGTGGAACGCCTCCATCACGTCGGCAGTGCGAACGGCGGTGATCTGATCGCCGAACTGCGCGACTTGCCCTTGCCGGCCGATGTAGTCGGAGATTTCCACGCTAGCCCCTTAGTACCCGCCGGTCAGCGCCGCCCGCTTGACGACGCCGGTGGCCGTGCAAACGTAGATGTAGCTCGCATCCCAATACAGCGTGCCGGCCGTGCAGGCGGCATTGGATGCCACCGTGGTCGCCGTGCGTAGCGTCAGGTTGCGCGTGATTGATATGTCTCTCGGGTCGGCTGCGCCGCTCCCAATGTCGCAGCCGCCATCGGTGGCGCAGTTGAGCGCACCCGAGGCGTTGATGACCCACCGCTCGGTGCTGTTGGTGGCGAAGCCGAGCGTGTTGGCCGCGGACAAGAACAGGCCATTGGTCGGCACGGTGGCCGCGCTCGGGATGAACGCGGTCGCTGTCATGGTGCTGGCCGCCGCCGTGGCGCCGCTTGATGCGGTGACGTTGAACTTGTTGGTGTTGACCGCGAAGTTGCCCGTCGAGGCAAGCGTCGAGCTAAAGTCGCCCGTCGTTGCAGTCAATGCCCCGAAGCCTATCGCGCCGAAGGTTGTGGTGTCGTGGTTGGTGACCTGATTGCGGTAGCCGACGATCGCGCCAGTGCTCGGGTTGACGTACCACTGCAACGGCCCGGCGGGTACGCCGTCGAGGGCGAGCGCGGGCAGCGCGGCCATGCAAGCGAGGAAAATGCTGATGAGTTTTTTCATGGTGTGTCTCCTTAGACGGTTGCGTTGTAGCCCTGCACTTGCTTGAGGATGTCGGTGAGGGCGTTCTGCCCCGAGGTATCGGCCGACGCCAGATCGCGCGCGGCCCCGGCCATGACGGGCGCGGCTTGCGCTTGCGCGGCCTGTGCCTGCGCCTGTGCGCGCTCGCTGCGGATGATGGCGACCTTGTCGTCGGCCACGATGATCGAGGGGTCGACGCCGAGCATGTCGCTGTAGCGGTCGATGACCTGATCCTTGTCGATCTTGTCCCACACGCCGGGGTCGCCGCTGCCGGCCGCGACTTGCGCGACGGTGCCGAGCAGGCGATCCATCGAGCCGAGGCCCACCATCTTCTGCGCTTGGGCCAGCGTGCTCACGAACTCGACCTTGAGATCGACGCCTTGCAGTTCTTTCGGCGGGGGCGGCAGCAAGCCGGCCTCGACGATGCGCGCGAAGGTGAGGTCGATCTTGGGGGAGAGCATCTCGTTGTGGAGACGTTCGAGCACCGGGCCGAGCATGAGGAGCTTCTCCTCGTGGCGCTCGGCGATCTCGGTGGCCGTGGCCGGCGTGCGCCGGTTGTCCTGCGAGATCATCAAGAACAGGTCGGCGTAGAACGACTTATTGATCCGGCCGCGCACGTCTTGGATGTCCTCAAGCAAGTGGCCGAGGTTGAGGTTGACCTCGAACGCGGTCTTGATGCCGCCGTTCTGCCCGTTCATCGGGACGTAGCTGATGCCGCCGGGGAGCGTACTCACGACCGAGTTCTTGCGCTCGGCGCCCACTTGGATCGGCGGCTTGGTCTGGTAGTCGATCGCTTGGCCCTTGCGCAACTGCTCTTGCTGCAACTGCTTGATCGAGCCAAGCGCGCGGAAGCTCGGGCCGTTGCCGTAGATGTCGCCGCCCCGAACGTGCCAGCGCGGGGCGACCACCGGGAAGCGCTTGTAGCCCGACTCGCGCAGGAAGCGCTCGTCGCCGTTGTCCCGGCCCGGCTCGAAGTAGCACGAGGCAAAGCGCATGTTCTTCGAGTCCTGCTTGCGCGTGTCGCGGCCGGTGCGCGGCTGGATCATGTGATAGACCGGCCGCCACGAGTCGAGGTTCTTGTGCGTGTCGTAGTCGTTCTTGACCTGCTGCGAGACGACCGACCAATCGGGCGCGCTGTTCGGATCGCCGTGGTAGACGAACTTCTCGACGATCTGCATGAGCGTCATCTCGAACTCGCGCGCCAGCGTGTCGACCCGGCCCTTGTCGTTGGTGCCGATCGCGTACTCGCCCGCGGTGAGGACCGTGTGGTGGATGACGTTGTCGAAGTCGTCCTCGATGATCGAGGCCGCGGTGGCGAACGCGCCAAGCTCCTCGTACATCGAGTGCAGCGCGTTGTAGGTGTTCGACTTGGCGTAGATGTCGCGCATCAACTCGGTGACATCGTGCAGCCACCAGCGCACCGGGTCGTACTCCATGAGGTCGCGATCCGGGGTGGCGAGGCGGAACCACGGTCGCGCCGGCGAGGTCATGCCGGCCATCATGCCGGCGGTGAGGATGTCGAGGGCAAAGGTGCCGGTCTCGTCGTAGATCGAGTTGAACGTGCGATCGCCCTTGTTGCGGTCGGTGGCGAAGAAGCGCCCCGAGTAGGGAAGCAGGAATTGCGTGATCTCGCGGTAGCGATTGATCCACGTCGAGCGCTCAGTCCAAAGCGCGGACTTGCGCAGCATGTAGCGCTGCTTGAGCGTGAGGTCGGCCACGAGTTAGCCGCCGAGCAAAGCGTTCTTGCCGATATTCAACGCGCCGGGCGCCACGCCACCCATGCCGGTGAGCATGGTGCTGGCCGGGCCGGCGACGGCAGCGCCGCCGCCTTCTGCCCCTGCCGCCCTGCCCGCGCGCATGGCCTGCTGCTCGGGCATCTTCGCGGCTTGCGGGGGCGTGGCGGGTGTCGGCGGTTCTGGCATCTTCGGCGGTTTGGGGGCCAGCATTTGCGAGGCCGCAATGCCCGCGATGGCGGTGACGGCTGAGACGGGATCACACATGGGGGAATCTCCTAGCGGTTTAACGCAGCGTAGGGATCGTACTCAGGCGTGCGAGTGTCAAGGGTACGGGGCGAGAGCACGGCGTAGGGGTCGTGCTCGCGTTGTGGGCTGGCTTGCATGTGGAAGAGGTGCTCGCGCCGCGGTGGGGCGACAGGCATGGCGAAGGTGAGCGCCAGCGCGTCGGCCATGTCGGGGCTTGAGCCGTCGATGCGCTTCTTGATGTCGTCCTTGCTTTCGAGCTTGATGCGGTTCGCGGAGTCGTAGCTGTAGGTCGGCGTGGCGAGTTCGAGCTTGAGGTCGCCGATGTCGGGGATCGCCCCGCCGGCCATCACCCAATCGCGCAGGCCGTACCACATCTCGGCGCGCTTATTGACGAAGCGCGGATCGCTTGATCGCCCGCCGAAGTCGACCTCGATGATCTGATCGAATTCGAGTTGGCGCAGCCGGTCGATGACGCCCGCCCCTGCCCCGGCGTCGATGAACACGGCCTCGGGCTGCCACTCGACGATCTGGTTCGCCACGCGCGCCGCGAGTTCCATGTTGTTGATGCCGCGATAGACGAGGGGCTTGAAGGCCACAAGCCCTTGCCGCGGTGCGATCACCGAGCGGTCATCGCCATAGCGCGCCGGATCGACGCCGAGGATGCGCGGGGCGAATTGGTAGTCGGTGACGGCGTACTGTCGGCGGGCGGCGTTCTCGCAATCGGCGAGGCTGAGAAGCTGATCGTCGCCGGCTGCCGAGAAGTCGCAAAGCATCTCACGGGCGAAGGCCGTCTCGCTCATGTTCGCCCGCATGCTCTCGACCTCGCTCTCCTTGAGCGCGAGCGTGTCGTGGTAGGTGTAGCGCGCGGCGTGCCAATCAGGCAACTCCTGCGCGCGGTAGAACAGGTTGGAGAACAGGTTGATGCCCTTCGGCGTGCCGATGAAGATAGCCCACCCTTGGCGGTCGGCCAGTGCCGGGCGGATGATCTCGTCCCACACCTCGGGCTTGATCTGCGCCACCTCGTCGATCACCACGCCGTCGAGGCGAACCCCGCGCATGCCGTCGGGGTTGTCGCCGCCGTACAGCCTCACCACGGCCCCGTTGTGCTTGAAGCGTACCGAGAGGTTCGACTCGCTCACCTCGGCGGCGCCATAGGGCAGGAGTGGCGCCACGCTCGCCTTGAGCATGTCCCACGCGACGGTCTTGGCCTGCTTGAGTTCGGGCGTGACGTAGAAGAACAGGCCAAGCTCAAGCGTGCAGCGCAGCGCGTTGTCGATCAGTTCCATGATCGCCCACTTCGTCTTGCCGGCCCGGCGGTGCAGGGCGAGCACGGTGAAGCGCTTGCGATCGGCGTGGCACTTGCGCTGCCAATCGCGCGGGTAGTACCCGAGCGAGACGGCCTTAGCCGGCGAGGTCTGAGCCATCGTCGTGCGGCACGCCAGTGGCAACGAGCAGCGAGAGGTTCCCGCTGGCCTCGACCTTCTGCTTGTTGCTGAATCGGTCGGGGGCGTAGTTGCAGAGCAGGAATTCGAGGAGCTTGTCGCTGCCGTTCATGGCCCGGCGCTCAGCTTCCTTGACGAGATGCTCAAGGCGCACCTCGCGGGCCGCTTTGTAGCGGGGCGCGAAGTCGGGGTCTTTCTTCCATCGCCAGATCGCCCACCGGCTCACGCCGATGATCTCGGCGGCGTCGCGGTCGGCGATGCCGTGGGCCTCGATCAGGCTGAGGAAGGCTTCTTGCCGTTCGCTGAGGGGAATGTCGTCATCTTGCTCCATGCCGGCCATTGTCGCGGCGCTGGCGGGCTTTAAGGGTACGGCCGAGGGTGTTGGCACCTCCGCGCCCCGCTGGCGATCTTGGCGACCGTCTGCTTGTGGACCTCGAACTTCACGGCCAAGCAGCGGAAGCTCAGGCAATTTGCCGCGAGGGTTGTGTCGATCTCGACCTGCCGGGCGCCCTTGGCCTTGAGCACGGCGATCAACGCCTCGCGCTCGGCCAAGAGGGTGAAGAGCAGATCGGCCTCGTGGTCGCTCAACACGGCGCGCGGGTGGGATTCCCCGATTCGCCGGCCGTGCTCGTTCTTTTTTACGTGTCTCGGCAAGATCATCTCCTTCTCGTTGTTTTTTGCACTTTCAACGCAACGCGCCTGCAACACTGCAACGCCCCTAAAGGGCGGCGTTGCGTTGCGTTGCCGATTTGCCTTGTTTCGCGTTGGCAACGTGTTGCATTGGCGTTGCGTGTTGCACGCATTCCTTTGCGAGTTCGCAGTTTTCAACGCGCACCCCCAATCGCCAAGCCCTCCTCTTCGCGGTGCATCCTGCCCACCGCAATGAGCGATTCGATGGCCCGCCCGACACGTTGCAGGCGAGTGTCACGCTTGCCTGCCTCGGGTGGATCGAGCATTTCCTTGGCGGCCAATGCCAACCTCGCCTCGGGCACTACCTCACTGCCCGGCCCGATGGTGTCCTCCAACGCCTGCAATACGGCCTTCTCGATGTCCCCCAAGGGCTTCGCCCGGCGCCTGTCCTTGACCCCACTGGCCGCCTCGCAGTGGGTGACAACGCAACTCGTGACCTCATCGCCGTCGGCGTCGAAGTCCACCAAGACCGTCTCTAGCTTGAACCCGAACTCACCGCCGTCATCGCCGTCCTTCTGCTTGGTGATGGTGAGCACCCGGTCGTCGTCGGCCCGCATGACTTCCATCTCGACATCGGCAGCGGCGCGCAGGCCGGACCATCCGCGGGCGCCCTTGCTGGCATCCTTGCCCGAGTGATGTACCAGCATCACCAGCGCGCCCGTAGCGCGGTGCAGGCCGCGGCAGTGGGCCAGTGCCTTGCCCATGTCCTCGCCGGCGTTCTCGTTGCCGCCGGGCATGGTCTGCGCGAGGGTGTCGATGATGATGAGGTCGGGCCTGCCGACCACTTTGACGATCGCCTTCGCGACATCGAGGGCATCGGCCTTGTCGAGCATGTTCGGCGCCGCGTGGACGACGTGGATGTCGAGGTCTTTGAGGTCGATCGCCTGTTGGTGAGCGTAGGCCCGCAAGCGATTGCGGAAACCGTTGGCGCCCTCGGCCGCGATGTAGACGACCTTGCCCTTGTGCACGCGATGCCCGCGCCACTCGATACCCCGAGCGATCGCCGCGGCCATGTCGAGGGCCATGAACGACTTGCCGCTGCCCGACTCACCGTAGAGCACCGCAAGCTCGGCATGGGGCAGCACGCCCTTGATGATCCAGCGCAGTTGGGTGGCGACGGCGAACTCATGGGCCGGGACCGGCATGAACCGCAGCGGCTTCTCGTCGGCGGTCTCGGGCACCACGTCGAAGTCGTCCGCGGCCGTCTCGGTGCCGGGCACCACGTCGAAGTCGTCGGCGATCGTCGGGTCTTGCCAGCCGTGAGTGCTCGCTAGGGCAAAAAGTGACCTTTCGGTGATGACCTCGCCGCTCGTGACCCCGGCATAGGGCCAAAAGCGATTGTCGATGAAGTCGGCGTCGTACTTGCCCGACCTAGACGAAAACTCGTGAGCCAAGGCCAAGCCCTCATCGCTGCCGCCGGTGGCGTGGTGGATCGCGAAAAGGACATTGCGCCAAGCGTCATAGTCAAGCGGGTCGGTGTCGTTGGGGATCGCGTCGAGGGCACTGCGCAGGACGGCAAGCTCGGGCGAGTCGGTGGCGCCACGCTCAGGCTTGGGCGGGCGCTCGCGATGTGGCACCGCGGGGGAACTGAGCCAGCCGGGGAAAGCACCGATCGGCTCGGACTTGCCGGCGTGTGGCAGGACGAACATCGAGCCGTAGCCATCGGCCGGCACCTCGTCCTGCTTGGGGAACACCTCGATCTGCTTGGCCGCCACGCCGCCGGTGCCGCTCTTGTAGCCGAGCACGGTGAGGGTGTCGTTGAGCATCGTGCGCACGCTGTAGGCGTCCTGCGGCTCGTCCCACAGCAGATAGAGGTGGATGCCGTTGCCGCCCGATGACTTGAACAGGATCGGCGTGTGGCCTTCCTGCTCAAGCGCGAAGGCGACGGTCTGCGCGGTGTCGAGCATCTCGCCCCAAGGCGTCTCGCCCTTGTGGCTGTCTAGGTCAAGCAAGGCGACGCGCGTGGTGTTGGCGCCCGGTGCGATCGGGCAAGCGCCGTATGCCTTGCGGCCTGCAACGTGCTCAGCGATCTTGAAGTCGTCGAGGCTCTCGCCGATGCGCCTCGGCCCCTCGGGTGTCTTGAGCCAGCAATGGCCCCGGTGCAACCGCTCGACGAGCGGCATGAGGGCGGCAACTTTTTGCCGCGTGGTCCCCACGGTGCTACTCCGCGGCGTGGTCGAGCGAGCCGGTGCGCAGGCCGAGCTTGTACTCGAACTTGCGCGCGGTCGGCTCAGTCACCCGGCGGATCGGATTGGGGCCGAGCAGTTGCGACAGGTAGGAGTCGGTGACGCCGAGCGTCGAGGCGAGATCGACCTGCGTGGTGAAGCGCCGGCCTTCGCCGATCAGGCGGCGCAGGTTGTTGCGCCGGTTGGTGCCCACCGTCTTGAGGACGCTCTCGGCGGTGGGGCGGTTGTGTTTGGCTTTCACGGTTGTCCTTTCGTTGACGAAGTGGGGCCGGAAGTTACTGAACGCTAAACCACAAGGCAACAACTTTTTGCTAAGTCATTGATCCGACTATGGGCTATTTACCTCCTGCTACGCCGTGCTTGACGAAAGCGTGCGGCATCGGGCACGCTTGACACTTCAACCAACGGGGCGCCGATGCCTGACCTTCAAGCCTTGCGGAAAAAGAACCTCAAGGCGCTCATCAAGCAGTGGGACGGCCCGACCAATCTGGCGAAGAAGCTCGGATACTCCGGGCCGTCGTACCTCTCGCAGTTGGTCGGCTCGCAGAAGCCGATCACCGAGAAAACAGCGCGGTACGTCGAGAGCACGCTCGACCTGCCGCCCGGCTGGCTTGATCTGGATCAGCACCCCGACAGGCAGGGCAAGGCCGAGCGGGTCAATTCGAGCCTCGTGGCGCGCGTCATGCTTACCGTCGGGGCGGCCGTCGAGGACGCCGGGCTGAAGCTATCGCCCGGCCGCATGGCCGACCTCGTCGCGTTCGCCTACGAGCACGCGGTCGTAGACGGTGCGGTAGATGACGAGTGCATCAGAAAGTTGGTCAAACTCCTGAAAGGATAAAAGTGAGCAACCATCTGGCAAGGCAACGCATTCGCTACCTCGTCGAGCACGGCGGGCTTTACCACTACGACGAGCCGGCGAACAAGAACTTCGTCGTGAAATGGGCACTCATCGCCGTGGCCCTGCACATGGCGATCGACTACGTGATGGTGATGCTGCGCTAGGCAAGCGCACCCCGCCAAGCCGCCCTCGGGCGGCTTTCTTTTTGCCCGTCGATTTATTTTTTCGTACAGGGGTTGACAGACCGTTTAGCGTTTGCTGTAGAATCGGGGCCGTAGTCTTTACTGAACCCTCAATTCAAAGGTGAATGCCATGACGACCATCAACATCAAACTGACGATCGGCAACGAGACCCGCGAGGTCGAAGCCTACGTCGCCAAGCGGTACGACCACGAAGATGTCATCACTTGGGCCTCTGTCACAACGACACACGGCAACCGCACGCACGTCGGTAGCTTGACCTTCAAGCGTAACGAGGCCGACGAGTACAACCTCCGCGACTGCCGCGACATCACCTACCACGGCATGCGCGGCAACGGCCACGCCCGCCGCAGCCAGTTCCGCCATATCGGTTTTCTGCCGGTCGAGCAGCCGGTCCTCAAGCTCTCGGGCCGCATGGTTGAGATCAAGCCCGAGTCCTCGCTGCACTTCATGCCGGGGGTCTGAGCCATGACGACCAAGACCCCCACCAACATCCACCTCAGCGGCAACGAGCACGGCCACGTCGCGCTGTGCTGTGAGTACCAAGGCGCCCGCTATCACGTATGGGTCGATCGCCACGAGTACCGGCCGGTCGACTCGGTCCTCTTCAAGAACCCGCCGCTCCGCGTGGAGTACCGCGGCGAGGGCTACTTCAACACGCGCATGCTCGATATGAACGGCGCGATCGGCCGCAAGATCGTGCCCCTCATGCAGGCCGCGATCCCCACGATCGCGCCCGCCTTCGAGAAGCACATCGCTTACGAGGTCGAGCAACGCGCGATCGCCGCCGAGCAGTTGAAGCAGGCCGCGCGCATCAAGGAAGCCGCCCCCGTTCTGCTGGCGGCGCTCGAAGCGATGGTCAAGACCTTCGGCAACTCGACCGTGCTGTCCGACTACGGCCGCGGCGTGGTGGCGCAAGCCAACGCCACCATCAACCAAGCGAAAGGACTCTGACCATGATCTTCGACGATGACGACCTCGCCGACCTCGAACGCGCTGGCACTACGCTGGTCGAGGGCATCCTCATCCTCCTCGGCGTGGGCTTCTTCCTCGCCGTGTTCCTGCTTTGGTACTAGGCCATGCGCGCTGCCCTCCTCGACCTGTTCTACCGCGCCCTGCTGTGGGCGACTCAGTTAGAGATCGCCCTCGCCCGCTCGCAGCCCGAGCGCAACCACACGCACCTCGCCGCCTTGCAACGCGACGAGGCCGAATACCAGCGCGCCCTCACGCGCTTGATGTTGAACCTTTGACCCACCACACCAAGGAGTAACAACGATGTTCCCGATCACCATGAGCTTCACCGTATCCACCCCCGCCGAACTCGCCAAGCTCGTCGCGGCCACCACACCCGCAGGGCAAGGCCCGGAGATGACTGCGACGGAAGTCAAGCAGCGCATCGCCGAGCACCACGCCCCCAAGCAGGAGGTCAAGAAAGCCGACCCCAAGCCCGAAGCCCCGGCGGCTGCTTCCGCTGCACAGCCTGCCGCTACCCCGGCTACACCGGCACCGACCGCTGCGCCCTCTGGCGGTGACGCCACGATCGACAAGGCCAAGGCGCTCACGATGAAGATCGTCGCCGACAAGGGCCGCGACACCGCCGTCGAACTGCTCAAGAAGTACGGCGTGCCGGTGGCCGCCAAGCTGCCCGCCGATCAGGTCGCGGCCTTCTGCACCGACGCCGAAGCGGTGCTCGCGTCGTGAAGCGCAAGCTCATCTACATCGCCGTGCTCGCTGCCTGCCGCCAGATCGGCGCGGAGTGGCGTGCCCGGCAGAAAGGACAACGCAATGGCTAGCACTAAAGACGCTCGCAACATCGTCCGTGAGGTGCTCGCGTCAGATAAAGCCACCGGATTAGAGGGCGCCCTTAAAAAGTTCATCGCCAAGCACGACATCAAAGGCGACGAATTAGAAAATTTCGTGTGGATTCTTGCGCTGGTCGTCAAAAGGGGGGAACCCCTTGGGAAGCAGCAGGGGTACTACAGCGGTTTTCATCACGCCGCCAAGGCTATCAAGAAAGGACTCAGCAATGGCTAGCACCAAGTACGCCGACGAGGGCACGATCGCCCACGCCCTCGCGGCCATGTGCCTCACCGAAGGCACCGACGCCGCGGCCTACGTCGGCCGCCTGATCGAGTCGCAGGACTATGAGCACGCCAAGCTCTCGCCCTCGGGGGCGAAGAAGTGGATGCGCTGCTCGGGTAGCCACCGCCTTGAACTCGAAGCCGCGGGTGAGTTCGTCGAGCGCTGCTTCTCGATGGAAGTTACCGAGGAGATGGCGGCCGACGTGCAGGTCTACGTTGACATGGTCCGCGCTCGGGTCGAGGCCCGCAAACTGGCCGGCGCTGTCGAGGTCACGCTGCTCGTCGAGCAACGCCTGCCCATCGACCACATGACCGGCGAGCCGGGCGCCACTGGCACCGGCGACGTGGTGATCGTGAGCGTGTGGGCTGATGGCACCGCCATGCTCGACCTGATCGACCTCAAGTTCGGCCGTGGCGTCGAGATCGACGCCGTCGAGAGCGAGCAATTGCAGATGTATGGCTGCGGGGCGCTGCGCGAGCTAGACCTGCTCTACGACTTCCGCCGTGCGTGTCTCACGATCCATCAACCCCGCAAGTCGCGCGAACCGAGCGATTGGGAGATCGAGGTCGACGTGCTGCGCAAGTTCGAGGCGCACGCCAAGCTGCAAGCGGCTCACGTAATCCACGTCCTCAACAACATCGCCGACGACAAGTTGCTGCCGTACTTGCAGCCCGGCGCGCACTGCTCTGACGGCTTCTGCAAGGCCCGCGCGACCTGCCCGAAGCTCGCCGCGTTTGTCGAGGAAGGCGTCGGTGCGGACTTCGAAGCGCTGCCCCAACTCGACGAGGAAGCCTTCGTCGAAGAGACGATCCACAACGCCGACGACACCGACCTCTCGACCAAGATGGCCGCGGTCGATCTCATCGAGGATTGGTGCAAGGCCGTGCGTGCCGAGGTCGAACGTCGCCTGCTGGCCGGTACGCCAGTGCCCGGCTACAAGCTCGTGCAGGGTAAGAGAGGTAACAGGGCGTGGTCGGATGAGGCTGCGGCCGAGGAGGTGTTCAAGTCGATGCGGCTCAAGCACGACGAGATGTACTCCTACAAGCTCGTGAGTCCCACAACGGCCGAGAAGCTCCTCAAGGACTCGCCGAAGCGTTGGAACCGCGTGACGCCTCTCATCACGCAGTCCGATGGCAAGCCGAGCGTCGCGCCCGAGTCCGACAAGCGCCCGGCTCTCGTCATCACGCCGGTCGAGGATGACTTCGCTGTGGTCGGCGACGACCTCGCGGGGTGACGCGATGAAGCGCATGAAAGCATACGCCCTCGCCTTCCTCTCGTGGTTCGCCATCGGCATGCTCGGGGCGTTGGTTCTCGGCGTCACCGGCCTGCACGAGTCGGCCTTGGGCGCCCTGCTCCAAGTGATGATCGGCGTGGTGGGTGTGTATGCCGCCGTCGCCGTCGTCAACCGCGTGATGGGGTGACGCCATGCCGCAACGCAAACCCCTGCCCAAGATAGCCACCACCTTACCCCCGGATGCACGCGAGGCGCTCATCGCTGCATCAAAGCTGCGCGATCCGCGAGAGCGTAAAGCCGCAGTACAAGCAGCAATCGAGCGCGCGCAACGCAAGTATCCCTACCACTTCAACACCACACAAGGAGCAACACCATGAAACTCGCACTAAAGAACGTCCGCCTTTCCTTCCCCGACCTGTTCGAGCCGCGCGCCTTCAAGGCCGGCGATGAGCCGAAATACAAGG